GTTGTAAATTTGTAATCCTGACCCGATGCTGCACTTGACTGTTCGAAGAAGTCAAATTGCTTCTGTAATTGTTCTCCAACTAGCTTTTGAACATTATTATTAACGTCTTCACGTAAGTTCAAAGTAATCGGTGACCATGTATGCTTTCCTGCTAGATATGCTTTGGAGTTATATACTGGAATTTCAATTGGTTCAAAAGCAACCTGTGGTCTAGTTACATCTACCACTTGCTTTGTTAGTTCAGTTGTTGGTGTAGATACACCAAAGTTTTCCAGTGATACCCTAAAGCGGTATTGTAGCTTTGGCATTAACAAGCCCTGGTTACTAGCGGAATCTCCGCTTGCTAGTGGCACTGTAATTTTTGATAGTGTTGAAATTGCCATTTATTTGCTCCTGTTATATCTATTTATCATCTTATAGACCTGCTATTTCCCCAGTATTTTTCAAACGCAATGGAATGTAAATAAATTCAACTGCTTTGACTGGTTCAATTGCAATATCTAAGTAGAGCTCATTTCTGTCAATTCTACTTGGTGTATTGTTTGATTCATCACAAACTACCAAGAAGTCGTACAGTGCTCGTTGTCCTACAAGCTCAAGCATTAAGCTCTCTGCTGCTTGTTTGATCTCATCACGTGTGATCTTATCATTTGGTTCAAAGATGTAAGGCTTAGCAAGTTGATTCAACTGGCTGCGTAGGTAAATTACCAAACGTGCTACGTTGATTCTGTCTAGTGCGCTTGCGCCTCTTGCACGAGTCTTTTGACCGTAGTTAAGAAGTCCTGCACCTGTAATGAATGTAATTGGATTAACATTTTGTGCGTACAGTGTATCGCGCTGTCCTTCGTTAAGTGCAACTGGTACAAATTCGCCTTCTGCATCAATATAACCTGTTGAGCTTGCGTTAGTGATTCCGCCACGTCTTGTACCTGCTGGTGCAAACCATGGGTAAGAAACTTGGTCACTTAGTGCAATAGTTCTAAGCATCATGTGACTTGGAGGAATTACAACATTGTTACCAAAGTTGTCACTTGTGAAGCCCCATGGATAAAATATACCCATGTACTCATCTCTAGAAACAAGTCCTTCGTCATTGTCTTCTACTGCCAAATTAACGTTAGTTGCCCATTCATTTAATGAAGTAGCATCTGGTGTTAGTCTTGCTGGAGAATCGCCAACAATAAATGCACTTAGTCCTCTGTCATAGTTTAGACTAATCATTTCACCAATCAGTTCTGGATACCCTGGGCAAGCCATTAGGTTAAACAGTCTTGCTTCATCATCTCTAATATCATCATTGTTATTAACAACTGCTTGTAGAGCTTGTACAACAACTTTACGCTGTGCTTTACGTCCGAAGCTACCTGAACCGTCGTTCTGGTTACCTGATTCTGTAACCCAGCGGTGTGGATAGTAGTTTTCCATTGCTTCGTCACCGTTACGTTCGTTGTCGCCATTAACATCAATGTAGTTACGCTCAAAACGTTTTACGTTAAATCCACTTCTACGTAGGTTCCATAACAACATACCTTTTGGATATAGTGCTGGATCTGGAGCATCTGGATCTAAGTATCTGCTTTCTAGTAGTACATCAATGTCTGCTGCATCGCTTTCACTACCGGCTGTTGCCCAACGTGCATCTGCAAATAACACACCATTTTCTGTAGTTTGGTCTGCTTTGTCTAGCAGTTCCCAACGATTTGCAATTGGTGTGTTTAGCTTGTTTGCATTAAACTTGTAAATTTGTGGATAGTTTTCAATGTCTGAAGTGTCAATCCACAAGTCACCATTTTTAAGTGCAGTGCCGTCACTCTGTAATACAGGAGTGCTTGCAGAAACAATAGGTCCATTTGGATCTGTTTGTTCTGCTTCGTCTGCATTGTAATAAGGTGATGTTGAAGTTAAGTAACCAACCCAGTTGCTACCATCGTGGATCATTAGATCAACTTCATCGACAATTGAATTATACCATTTAGCACCTTGTGCTGTTAGTGCAGTTACAGGATCATCACTTGCAGTGTAAGTAAGAACTTTCCAGTTACTTGCTTGTAATTCTAGTGGTGATGTGCTGCCATCTGTACCAGGTACATAATATAGATTTGGTGTGCCGCTTGTTGAACTAACAAATGCAGCGTAACCCATTTCAGTTAATACACCGTCTGTATCAACAAATCTAATATCTCCACCTAGTGCGTGTGAAATAACAACTCTGTTTGAAGTATCAACGTCTGCTGTAACATTAGTAATGTTAGCATCTGTGATTGCTGCTGCAATCGCTTCTGCATCAGTGCTAGAACCTGTCAAGCTAGGTACAGTAACAGTTGTAGCAGAGCTAAATGAGCTACTTCCGTTATCTGTGCTTGCAATAGTAAATGTTCTATTACTACCAGAAGTTATAGTTCCTGTAAGTATTTTAGAACTTGTAATAGTTGTTGATCCTACATTCTGTCTGCGGAAAATTTTAAATGTTCCTAGCTTTTGACTGTCTGCTGCTACGTTTGTCATAACATACAAGTCACCAACTGCAAGATTTGCGCCGCCACCTGTTCTATCTAATTCGTACAGTGCGTTTTCGTTGTTTGGATATAAAGGTGCTTCTACAGTATCCCATAGTAATGTAGCATCGTTCCAAACTTTAACTCTCCAACGTGCGCCTTGGTTAGGTTCAGTTGTTTTAATCCAAACACTGCCCGATGGACGTTGATATGTGTCATTTGTTTTCCATTCTGGAACAACAGTGTGTTTGCTAATTGCTAGTGCTGGAGGATAATATGAACCTACATTAATTCCTAATAGATCCAATGTATCGGCATCGCCGCCTACTACAATAGGACCGCCTAATGACGAGTCGTCAGCACCTGAACTTGTACCATCACTATAAACTTCTAAGCGACCATCTACTGCGGCAGCACTTAGTCCTGGGATTAATAATCCATTAATTGTTGAAGCAACATCTGCTACTTGATCGCTTGATGTAACTGTTACATCCGTACCATTTAGTGTAATTGTTGCAGACGCTACTGAGAATGTTGGGTTTGCATTGCTGCCTTGGATAGTAGGCCAGCTTTGAATCCAATCTGCACTTCCTACTTCTACCCACTCACCAGTTGATAATGCAGGTGCATTACCTTCTGACTTGTACCAAAGTCTGTTTGTAGTTGTAATTGCAACAATAGCATAATCACCTACTGTACCTACAGAAGATTTTGGTGCTCCTCGTGATGTAATGCTTCCTGTTACTTGAGAAACGTTTGTAATTACGATTGGTGTTTGTGCGGTAAATGACTGACCGCCTGCTGTTGTAACTGGCGCACTGTTCCATTGTTGAATACCAAATGCAGTAACCGAAGTATCAAACCAATAAGTACCAGCTTCTGGGTTAGCTGCTGGTGCAGTTGAACTTGGTTGAATCTCGTTCAAATCAATGTCTGCTCTTACAACCCATGCCCTGTTGGAAACACCTAAGAATGAATAAGCTGCCTGTAAGCCGTACTCATTAAGCTCTCCAGCGTGTATTGGGTTATTGTTATTATCAACTTGGAAAACTGGATCTCCAAATGTATCTGCTAGATCTCTTTGAGATGTTAGCAAGTAAGGCTTACCAGCATTTGCTGCCAGTGTTCCTTGTGCTGTGCCTGTGCCGCTTGCATTTGCCTTATCTTGCGCACTGGCAACAAAAATCATTGGGGTAGTGCCGGGTTCAGCGGGAGTGTAAAAACTCTCGTCAATTACCTTAACCTCAACACCTGGTGATACTAATGCCATTTTGTTTCTCCTGTAGGAATTAATTTTATTTGCTGTATGTATTTACCATTATCTAATAAAAAATCATGTTAAACACCTATAGAAAAGGGACCGAAAAGGTGAGGTAAATACAGTATGCGACCATTATGCAAGTGCGGCCAGCGTCCTGCTGCTATAAATTACAAAAAAGGAAACAGAACTTACTATCGCAAGCTCTGTGAAACCTGCTTGCGCAACGGCATTCATCACGGAATACCCAAATGGAAGCAAAAAGGTTATACTAAGGGAGATACCTGTGAAAAATGCGGATTTAAATCAAAACATTCAGAACAGTTTAATGTGTTCCATATAGACGGAGATTTAAATAATTGTCGTCCTAACAACCTGAAGACGATATGCGCCAACTGTCAGCGTCTTCTTCAAAAGGACGGGGTGCGCTGGAAGCAAGGTGACCTAGTCCCTGATTTCTAAAGATAGTACGAATAAGTGTATCAACATTTCTTTCTAGTCTAGCTAAATCACCATTGTTGTCAATAGTGTAATCGCACATCCATTGTTCAATGCTCATTGAACTAGGATCTTCAGTAGGCAAATGATCGCAACGATCTACCCAAATTGCATAGTCAAAGATTTCTTCGTTTTGCATTGCGAAGAATTCACGCTTGTTACGTAGTCCGCAATAGATATTGTTTTGTTCAAACAAATTTCTGCCTAGTCTTGCTAAATCATCTTTACAGTAGTCGTGGATCATATTGTACCATTCAGTGCGATGGTTGTGACGATCTGCATAACACTCTTCTTCGTCTGCGTAACCGTACTTGTCTTTTAGATCGTTGAATATAAAAAGCTCTGAACAGAACTTAGAACTTGATTGAAATGTGTATCCGTATTTTTCTAATAATTCGCAAACAGTATCTTTGCCATGACGACCATGACCTACTACTAATAATTTAGGTAGCATAAATTAATCTCCGCACAATATATTTTATATTATACGGAAAAATTAGTAAGATGTCAAGTATTTTTTACCCTATTAAGAAACCGTAGCCTGCACCGCCTGCTACTGCTTCTTGAACTTCTTTTTCAAGTTTTTCCATTTCAGCAGTTGCTTCTGCTTTAAGTGCATCACCGTTTAGTGTTGATCCGCCTTGTGGGCCAGCAATAGTAGCAAACTTACTTCTTGCTTCACCTAGCATAAACTTACAACTAGCAAGTGTATAATCTTTAATCCATTGCTTTGCTAGGTAATCATCTAATAATGATTCGTCTGGGCGATAGTTATAACAATAAAGTAATAGATCTTCTTCTGCTCTAGGACGTTGTAGTAGTGTTAATTTTTTAGTTTGTGTGTTCCATTTAAATTCTATAAATGAACCAAACATACGCCCTACTAATTCTTGATATCCAGCAAATAGCTCGTAAGTTGCAAGGCCACCCATATTAGATGAGCTTAACAAGTATGTATTTGTATAAGCCATGTTAAATGGTTCAAACAATGTGCCGCCGTCGCCGCCGCCGGTACGTGATCCTATACTTCTGCGGAATAACTTACGAACTTCAACAATTTCTGCAGGAAGTGTATATTCGTTTTGATCAATGACTGTAGGCAAGAAAATATATGATTCTTCAACTGAGTTGTCTGAACGCTGCCTAAACTTAGTCAATGCTTTATTAAGTCCAGTTTCATAATGAATAGGATCTAATTCAACGTCGATCATTCCGCCGCCGAGCATAGCATTTACATAATCATATACTTCTTGTTTCTTTGTTGCTAAATTTGCCATATGAAGTTCTCCATAGTATTTATCGTATCGATAAATATGTGTATGCCAAGACTATCTTTATACAAACCAGAAAAGGGCAACGACTACGAATTCCTAGATCGACAGATACTAGAAATGTTTTCAGTCGGCGGTACAGACTTACATGTCCATAAGTATCTAGGTCCCGAAAATCCAGATGACGCATCGGCAACTGCGGATAAGCCGCAATATGATGCTGTCAAAGAAACTAACATACAAGACCTGCTGTTTATGGAGAACAGAGATCGTAAATACGATCCGGATGTTTATACTATACGAGGAATTTACAATGTCCAAGATTTAGATTTTAATCTAAGTCAGTTTGGGTTGTTCTTAGCTAATGATGATACTATTATGCTCACTGTGCATATTAGAAGCAGCGTTAAGACATTAGGCAGAAAGATTATGCCAGGTGATGTAATAGAATTGCCGCATCTAAAAGATGAATATGCATTAAATGATTTTTCTCTTGCATTGAAACGCTTCTATGTAGTCGAAGACATTAATCGTGCAGCAGAGGGTTTTACACAAACGTGGTATCCTCATTTGTACAGATTAAAACTTAAACAAATTGTTGATAGTCAAGAGTTTAAAGAGATACTAGACCTTCCTGCAGAAGAAGGCGAAACACAAACACTTAGAGATTTGCTTTCAACCTATGAACAGGAAATGCAAATTAATAATGCAATCTTGAATCAAGCAGAAGCAGATGCTGCAAAATCGGGGTACGATACCAGTCATTTCTTTACATTAAACATTGACGATAACGGTGACACACAACTTAACAGAGCAGACCAAACAGTACTCGATGCAAGTGGTGCTGATTTAACTGCTGACAGAATAATGTCACCTCCGGATAGAGAAGGTTATTCAGGATACTTGTTAGGTGATGGTATTCCGCCTAATGGAGAAGCGTTCGGACACGGAATTCAATTTCCTTCAGGAGCAACAGTGGATGATTATTTTTTAAGAACTGACTTTTTTCCAAATAGACTGTTTAGATATGACGGATCACGTTGGGTTAAACTAGAAGAGAACGTGCGCATGACAATGACAAATACCGACAACAGACTTACACAAAAAGGAACATTTGTTAATAACACCAACACTGACGAAATTGGTGGTGAAACAGTTCAAGAACGACAAAGTTTGTCTCAAGCACTTAGACCTAAGGCGGATAACTAATGCAACATTTTTATGACGGACAAATTAGAAGGTATATTACGCAGATAGTGCGTATGATGAGTAATTTTAGTTATAAGGATGGCAAGGGTCAGCTGGTGCAAGTGCCTGTTATGTACGGAGATATAACTAGACAAGTAGGTTCTATACTAAGAGATAACAGCGAAAACAAAATTCCTAGTGCCCCTCGCATGGCTGTTTATGTCACAGGCATAGAAATGGACAGAGACAGGACTGGAGATTCCAGTTATGTAAGTAAAGTAAATATTAGAGAACGTGCATACGATAGTGAAGGAAAAGAATATCTAAAAAAGGAAGGCAAAAACTACACTGTTGAAAGATTAATGCCCACACCATACACACTTAGCGTGAATGTAGATATCTGGACAACTAACACAGACATGAAATTACAAATCATGGAACAAATTTTGATGTTGTTTAATCCTAGTTTAGAAATACAAACCACAGACAACTATATCGATTGGACTAGTTTAAGTGTAGTTAATTTAGAAAACTTAACTTTCAGTAGTAGAAGCATACCAGTAGGAACAGAAACTGAGATAGATGTTGCTACTTTAGGATTTACTACACCAATTTATATTTCCCCACCAGCCAAAGTAAAACGTTTAGGTGTTGTTACGGACATTGTAACTAGTATTTTCAACGAGCAAGGATCAGTTGATCTGGGAGATGGCTTAGGACAAAGTTCCGGAAATGCAGAAGCATTAATTAGACCGAAGCTGGCTGTTGTTCCTACCGGTGAAATTAAAAATATTCAAGAAAAACAAGAACTTGTGCGATCAGGTGTTGATATTGTTATGGGTATGAGTCACAACCAACCTAATCTATTGGTAATGAATAACACCATTCAACTTGTTAAAAAAGGAATTGTTGGCGGTGAAGACTGGATCAGTTATTTGAAAGCGTTACCTTATGAATTCGAATCTGGTGTTACACAGGTACGATTAGCAAGAAATGATTTAGATAATGAAATTTCAGGAACACTAGCAATTAATGAGAACGACCCAGCGTTTGCTATTGTTAATTGGGATGAAGATTCGTTACCTTCCGACTCTGTTATTACATCTTCGTTAGGTGACAGAAGTAAAATTGATTATATCATAGATCCTCAAAAGTCAAATCCTCAAGATTTAGGACTTACTGGCAACCCAAGGATACTTATACTAGCTCCAATTGGCGATGTTGATAACGAAGATGGTGCAGACGCCTGGAAAAATGCGGACGGCACTGATTTTGTTGCTAGTGAAAACGATATTGTTGAATGGGATGGTACTAAATGGAGTATTGTATTCGATGCAAGTAGCTCAACAGACACAATATACCAAACAAATCTTAATACAGGCGTTCAGTATAAGTGGGATACCGGTGAATGGTTACTAGCATTTGAAGGTGAATATCCAAACGGGTCATGGCGTTTGCAATACTAAGATAATTAACTATATGGACAGTATAGTTTGTAGTGGCGCACTAATATATTCATTAAAAACAAAAAGATTTTTGTTCTTGCATCGAACACAGGGTAGGCAAAGTAACCTTTGGGGGCTGGTTGGCGGCACCAATGAGCACACCGAAACTCCATGGGAAGGACTACAAAGAGAAATTTTTGAAGAAATTGGAGAAATTTCTATCAAAAAAACTATACCACTAGAAACCTTTGTATCAAATGACTCTAAATTCTTGTTCCACACATACTTGTGTGTAGTTGCTGAAGAGTTTATTCCTCAACTTAACAATGAACATGATGGTTATGCATGGGTATCCTTCAAATCCTGGCCGAAGCCGTTGCATCAAGGACTAAAAAATACTTTACAAAACAAAACAAACATTACAAAATTGGAAACTGTGTTCAAAGTTATTGATTTGGTGAATTAATATGTCAAAAAATGATAAAATTAAGAAATTTATCTGGGGTACTGAGGTTACTTGGGCATCTAATGAAAAATATTGTGCAAAGTTTTTAATATTTGACAACAAGCACAATAAAACGGACTTTATATACCATAAAGATGTTAAGAAAACATGGTTTGTCAATAGCGGAGAATTTATTGTCAGGTATATCAACCCAAAGGACGGAAAATTCTACCATAATGAACTTAAAGAAGGCAGTACTTGGGAAGTTTTTCCACTTGTGCCAACAAGTTTAGAATGTTTGACAGAAAATGGAAGCATTTCTGAAGCATCTACTGAACAAAATGAAGAAGATTTATTTTTTATTGCTGCGGAAGGTTTATTTTGATGTCTTTATTCTTAAAACACAGCAAAAAAATGCAGTCTGATGTAGAGTCTTATAAAAATGCTATTAGTAAAATTAAGTTAGGAAAGAATAAGCAATATTTTACAAATCTACTTCAGAAATTTATAGAATATTCTCGATATATAGACAGTGCGCATGACACTAATAACAATGGTTACATAAAACCAAATGTTAATCAAGAGTTTGTTATCGAAATGATAAAAATACGTAAAGAATTTGCTAAACTTCTAAAAGATGTTAAAGAGCACTAAAATCTTTAATTGTTATTGCACCAACCATTGCTGCATGTAGCGTACATTGGTACCTAAAGTTAGGCGGCGATGTAGTTGTTTCCGGAATTCTCCAATATAAAGTACCACTTTCTTTGCCTTGGGCATTTGAACCGGTAACTACCGTCCCATCGTTTGCAACATGAACCAGGCCAGTGTTGTATTGAGTGCCTGTACTATCTTGTATTTCAAAAGGGTGTCCTGAAATATTATTTAGATCAAATGCAACTGTAGTTCCACTTATAACGTAAATTGTAGGATTATCAGTAATACCATAATGATCTGAAAACCTATATGCACTGGCTGAATTATTAACTAACCGGAAAGTTTGTATTGCATGTTCATAGAACTTATCAACACTCATTCCAGCTGTAGTAGCATCATTTAAGTCAGTAAAATCAGATACTGCTGCTGCTGATGCTGATAAAGTAATAGAATCAGTACCTTGGTTTGTAATAATATTAATTCCTGCACCTGCAACTAACGTTAGAGTGTCAGTAGTATTGTCTGCTTCAATGGTATTTTGGCCAGAAACTGCAATATTAGAAAATGCATTTTGGTTAGGCTCGCCGCCTTCGCCGCCGCCACCGCCTGTTGATGCAATAGTTAAGGTGTTTGTTCCAGGTTCTGTGGTAATTGTAACGTTGGAGCCTTCAGCAATATTTAAAGTATCATTAGTAGATCCTGCTACAATATCACTTTGACCAGATACCGAAATAGTATTAAACACATTAGGTATAGACACGCTTGACGATGAAACAACTACGTTCCAAGATGTTCCGTCAAACTGCCAAGTTGTATCACCTTCTGTTATTGTGTCTCCATTTGATGGATTTATTGGAAAATTTATTGCCATTTTTTTATCCTTAATTCGTATTAATAGTAACTGAACCGGAAACGCTTGTTCTAGTTGAAGTTATAGGTTGTTGTCCATATCTTGTATATAGCATTCTGTTAGGAGCACCATACAATGCTCTGTCATAACTGTTAAAATAATCTGGTTGTGTTCCAACAGCTTGGTCAAATATAACACTTTTGCTATCATTATACATTTTTGTTACCAGTTGCGTAGGTGTTAAATTAGGTTGTGCTTGCAAATGTTGAGCGCACACGCCTGCAACCTGTGGAGATGCCATACTTGTTCCTGAAATATTCATAATTAGGTATGCAGGATCATCTGGATGTGACTGTGTGCTGTATCCATCATTTACTGTACTGCAAGAACTTACAATATTTGTTCCAGGTGCGTGTATGTTTGTCATTGGTCCTGATGTGCTGCTTGCTGCAACTTTATCTTGATTAGATAACACATCAGTGTCTATATTACCTACTACAAAGCAATCATCTGTTCCTGTACTTCTTGGACTACTACCTCTATGATAGTAATAAGTTGTACCACCTATATAAACTTCGTCGTTATAATGTCCGTTTATTCCTAACCCCGGGTCAAGATAATTTACATAGTAATCGTTTCCAGATGCAATGCATACGTGTATCCCGGCAGCAATCATATCATCAATTTCTGCATCTACTGATGCTACTCGAGCTGGTATTCTTCTAAATATTCCTGATATTACAGGAACAACTACACCTGCATTTTGCCATGCTTCGATTGCAGTTGCATAATTAGTAGCACCATAACTCCAAGCGTCCATATTTGTAGTCACATCATTATATAATAATCCGCCGGTTGGGTCGCCAGCAACTGTACTGCCATACCCCCAGCTCATATTTACAACTGTAGGACGTCCGTTAGTTTTTGCTGCATGCCATAATCTAATTGCATCAAACGCATCTGCTACAGGAATACCTCCACTGTCTCCTGGTCCTTCAAGTCCTCCTAATTTTTGTGCGTATATGTGTGCGCCTTTAGCCCATCCATATCTTCTACCTGCTGCTATTCCTGCACAATGAGTTCCGTGTCCGTCCCAATCTCTATCGTGATTGGCGCTTTGTGTTCCTGATAATCCACTTGCAGCATACCAATCTATTGTTTGTAGTCTTGTTTCGCCGTTAGCGTCTAACCATTCTGGATGTCCTACTTGTATTCCTGAATCTTGGATTACAATATCAACGCCTGTTCCGTCTAGTGCGTATTCGTAATCTCCAGTTGTTACAGTGTCTGCTCCGTAGATATTAGTTGATTCGATACATCTTCGTAATCCCCAATTAGTATAACCAGATATCGAAGTTGTTTTAGTAAAGTCTGCTGTTTGAGAGGCAAATTTTACCATTTGTATATCGTCACGCTTTTCAGCTGGAATCTCAACACTTAATATTCTAGGATCTGTTGATAATTGTGCGGCTTCTTCGTCAGTTAGCATCCAGTGAGTCATGCGCTTAGAGCCTATACGTGGATTAGCAATATCTACACTTCGATTTGGGATGGGTCCTGATCCGGTAGATGCTGCTATTTCAGAATCTACTTCGCTTAAATCGATTCCTTTTTTAACAACTACTACATATTCTTTTTCTATCATACTAAGCTCACCCAGGCTCCGTTTTCATAAACTTGCGCTTTGTTCAAGTCTGTATCATATACCATGTCACCATTAACTGCTGCTAACCCGTCTTTATCAACTGTTGTAAAACTAGGTAGCCTAAAAGGACCTTGAGAAACAATCACCCCGTCAGGTGCTGTAAGTGTTAATGTACTTGCACTTGTTATATCAGCTGCTCCAACACCTGTGTTAGTAAAAGTATCAGCTGAAACACTGTTGAATACAACATCGTCTGTAGTATCAAGTCCTTGATTAGATCCACTTGCTGTATCTTGGAATGTATAATTACCTGCACCGTCTGTAGTTAAAACTTGCCCTACTGTTCCGTCAGATACTCTAAGTATAGGTTCGTAACTACTAGGTATAGCTATAGTAAGTGATTTCTCAATAGCGTCTGAAGTAATTTCAATACCAAACCCATCCTTTAGTGTTAGGGTATCATCGCCTGATGCACTGAACTGTGTGCTATCGTTGAATGCTATATTTTTAAACGCACTTGTATCCGGAATAGGAACAGATGGTTGCACCCATTGACTGCTATCTGTATCTTCTACATAAACATACAATCTACCATTTGTACTATTATACCAAATATTACCCGATTCTGGAGAAACTGGTGCAGTGTCCGATACATCTATACTTGCACCGCTTGATGCTGCTCCTGTTCCTGTTCCTGGATCAGCTAGGGTAATGGTATTACCCATATTAGAATTGACGCCGCCGTCATATGTAAGACCGCTGCTAGTAGAACTACTTACTGAAAAAATAGTTTTTCTTTCAGTATAAGAATTAAATTTGCTAATGTAAGTTTCTGCAGATACAGGATTATCTCCTAATACATAGGTTACGCCTTGCGTATAGTAATCACTACCATTTTTAATTATAAACGGATGAATAGCAGAATTGAAACTTATATTGCTGTTATCGGATTGATCAAAAATGTAAGAGTAGCCTCGTACTAGTGTAATACCAGGATTAGCTTCTCCGTCTATATAAAATGCTTGTGAATATACTGCTTCAGGATCTACATCAACTGTAATTTCTCTAGTAATTGATGCTATTCCTGATTGATATATTTCTCTAGCAAGATTCTCGGAGGTATAAACTGTTACTCCGCCTTTAATTTTGCCGTCGAACAATCTTAGTGTTTTTGCTTGTCCGTCAAAAAATACTTCTCCACTAGATCCAACGTTCCTATCTAAAAAGTCGTCCGGTCTTGGAATGATTCGTATTCTATCTACTACTGGTGCTTGATTTGACATTTTTTAATTCCCGATTATAACATATTTATCGGAAATTATATAATCCAAGTTACGATGGACCAGCGTTCTCCACTAGAAACAGGAGTAACTTTGTGTGGAAATACAAAATTACTAGGAAATATCAGTATTTGATTACGCTTTAATTTAAAAGTTTTGTTGTTTATTACAAAATCACCACCTTCGTAGCAATCATTTAAATTAAGTGTAATACTTATTCTTCTAAAAGCGTTAGCAAAGTCATCGATGTGTGTATCAAACTCTTGACTTTGTTGATATCTCAATATGTGAAATCCTGAATGACTTCCGTGTATAGATTTACCAGCATCTGGTATATCTTTTTTGTATTTTTCTACAGCGTCAAAAACTATTTTTTCAATGCGCTTATATAATTCTTGGTCAGTATGTTCTTCGTTACCTGGATGTAGATAAAACTCACTGCAAGTGCGATGAGTTGTTAGCCCATTGCCTGTCAATGAAGGTATTAAATTGTGTTTGAGCTTTAGGCATTCAGAATATAAGTCGTCTTCAAACTCAAATATTTTTATATAATCTTCTAAAACCATTTGTGCATTTTACTTACTATGCTTTTCTTAAAAACTTTATACATCTCTTGCAAACTAAGATATTTTATTTGATCTTTAAAACTAGTGCAAGCCATAGATTGTTGCCAAATCTTTTCATTAAATTCTACTTGTTCTAAATCAAACTTATCATCAAGTTTTTCGCTGGTAAATTTAACATACATTAATACATCACCGCGTTTCACTTTCATCTTGCCTTTTTTAGTTTTAAGTTCTATCGTTACATCTATAGGTCTGACCCATGCACCTACATTGTATCTTCCCGGTAGAACATGCCAAGACAGCGGCTCTTCAGAAAAGAACGGTGTAAAGACTTCTGCATTAACATCCTTTTCAGCATAAAAAATATATTGAAATAAAAGTGTTACAAGACGAGGATCGTCTTTTCCTTGATCATAAACTCTTTCTTGAACTAGCCCAGGAGCACCTAAAATTGTAAGATGCTCTTGATCTTCGCTCCATTCTATAGTAAAATCTACAGGAGATTTGATTGCATAATAATCATTAACACTTTGTTTGAATGCAGGGCAGGCTTTGTATGTACCTTTTCTGTTTTTAAAGGCGTCAATTGGTTCAGGTGCAAAGAATCCTAGATCTTTCCAGGCATCGTTCATTGGATTGCTTTTATATATACACCATTTAATTTTAGTCATTGTCTGGTCCTTTAAAGTCCTGTAAATTTATTTTTATATGGTTCCTTTCAATAGGAATACCGTATGCTATAGGTTCGCCTTTCTTTATTTCCCATTCGTATGTATGTTTATCGTCAAAATTACAATATGCAGGGAAACTTGGAGGCGTGTTCCAAGAATCAATTATAGCTGGAAATATAGAAAAGCACTGCATTTGCATTTGTGTAGGAATGTATAAAATGCTTTTGTTTTTAGCGTCAATTGTCCAAAAATAATGGAACTTAAAAATACTTTTCTTTATACCATTTTTCACTAAAGGTATTTGATCATATGTCTGATCGCTCATAGTAGGTGTTGAAAAACTATTATTTCCTTCTTGTATATTTACAACCAAATCACCGGATATGTCAATGTGTTCTTCTTTACCAACAACATATCTTAAAAATTTAAAATTTCCCGGACTCGGAATATAAAATCCTTCAGTTAAAAAGTTTGTTACTGGCGGACAATTTTTTATATTTTTTACACTTGTATTAATGTCTTTAAACCATGTTGGAATATTTTTCTTAGCATGTTGAGGCGGACTACAATAATTTTCCATATACTTTATAGGAAACACAGGAGAAACATTAATATCAGTCATACTTCTTTTTCACATGCCAGTCTTTGTATTCACCGTGCTCGTGTCCTTCATAGTATTCTTTATCTAAATTATTTTCTGTACTACTTGACCATTCTTCTCTTTTTATAGGAATAACTTTTGCAATAGGATCACCTGCATTTATAGTCCATTCATAAGTTCCGTTATCATTAAAACTACACATAGCCGGGAAACTGGGCGGTGCTAACCACTTATCATCAGCATCTACTATAGCAGGTAAAATTTCAAAAGGTAAAAAATGTAAATTTAAAGGTACATATGCTAAGGAATATCCTTCTGGGGGTTTAATAAGCCAGTAGGTATAAATTTTAAATATACTTTTTCTAATACCGTTAATTTCTAAAGGTGCTTGATGAAATTCGTGCTTACTAATTGTTTGTATTTCTGTCCAGGCAGGTGCTCCTTCAACTTCGCTCATATCAAGTGTCATAAAAATATCGCCATCAACAGATATTTCTTCTTCTCCATTAATAACTTCTCTTTTAAAGTGATAAGTTGCAGGAGATAGAATGCAGTATCCACTTATTAAATAGTCAATTACAGGAGGACACTTTTTAATAGACGTTTTGTTTTTATTGTCTATATTTTTAATCCAATCAGGTAAAAAACGTTTTGCCGGAACAGGTTTTTGGTTATAAAAATCCTGATTATCACAAACTAAATTACCTCTAAAAACTTTTTCAAATACAAGATTGGGCATATATCATTTACCGTAATTTAAGTTGAGTGCGTCTTTTTCAAAAAATAATTGAAAACTGAAACGTCTATCTGCTTCGTTTGCAATTACAGTAGTACAATGATTGTAGTCTTCATACATGATTACTGCTCTATTATACTTAGGAATAATAGATTTAATTTCGTCGTTGTCTTGATAACTAAACCAACCTCCCCAATGATCTTTCCATTCTTTATTTAAATATACACTAATTGCTGTGCGCTTACCGCCAAAATCATTATGTCCATCTTGATGCCAACTTAAACTACTGCCAGGATATCCTATATACAGAAATCCGTCAGCAAAAGATGGTGTTCTAGTAAAGATATCTTGTTCAATAAAATATTTTACAATTTCATCTGTATAAATTTGTCCTAGCATATGTACTAAAACACATCCAGGATTTTGATTTATGTAAGAAGGAAATAGCCCACCATTAGTAGTCCAAACCGCACTGTTTGAAAGTCCGTTAAATAATCCGTCTATTTGTTCGAGAGATTCTTCGTCAAAGATATCATCAATCACTTTCAGCATCTTGCAAATCTTCTTCTTTTAAAATTTTATATTGTCTGTCTGTTTTGTGTTCAAACATTATACCAATACTTACACGCCAAGGTGTAGTTGGAGCAAGAGCTTCGTGTGCATAGCCGCTTGGAAATATTACAATACGTCCAAGTTTAAAATCCACACAATCTGTAGGGTTTAAATCTTTAATATTGTCATAAAATTGAAGATCACCATCAGCTTCATTTGCAAAATAAACAGCCGTCCAGTGATAATTTTTTTCAACTGTATCAACATGTGGCCCTGGCCGCATACCTTTTGTTTGGCCGTTTAAACTAACTCTGTAAATTCCTCTAAATTCACCGTCTTTATCAATATTATGACAAAGGGCTCCTTCTATAGCTGCTGCAATATTTGTTACTACAGGAGGCATATTTTCTGAATGATTTTGTGCAAGATGGAATAGCTGACGTCCAAAAAATCTATCGTATTCTCCCAACTTAGTGGCATCGGTCATATGACCGTATTCCCATTGTATAAGTTGTAATTGTCTTGCATGATCTGCAACCTGCCAGGCGGGAAATACATCATCATAAACAAAAATATTGCTACTACAATAATCAGGATATGACTGTTTTAATTGTGAAAGTGGTATCATTGTGCTTTGCATTTTAACTCCTTTTCCTTATTATACACGGTAATATAGCAGTTGTCAAGCTAAATTACTAAAGGAATCATACCTAAGTGTTCCGTTGTATCCATATCGTCTATATCAAATCCTATAGTAAATCTAGTTCCATCATAGTTTGTTAGATTCCTAACACTGTGTTCCCGTTTTCCTGGACCTAAATAAACTAGTCCTGGACGGTTTTGCACAGCAAACATTTCTGTAGTATCAAAATCGTTATGATAAAAAACTGTTTCGGTATTTTGTGGATTTATAGACAAGTACCCATGTACAGGGCTCCAGTGGTTATGTCGAGAAAGCACTGTATCATGAGTATGATGATTTAACCAACTTTGTATCCAAAGTTGCTCGTCAAATTGTATTTTATAATGTTCAAAATAATGTTTTGCACATAGTTGAAGTTCTTTGAAAATTTTAAAGAAGTGTATGTTTCCTGGCATAATTGAAAAAACATTATACCTTGTATAAAACCAAGTTGTATCTTTGTTGTTTGTTTCTGCTTCTACAAAGTCATTTATTTTTTTAACAGCAGTAAAACAGTCTTTAACTATTTCTTCTTGCTGCTCTGCAATATATTCTATCTCGTATAAATTATACAAAAGTTTATCGTTAGTTTCTACTATTTTCATTCTATTACCAATGGTATCATGCTCAAGTGATGAGTCTCTTCGTTGTCATCGATATCAAATCCAATTGAATACCTAGGACCATCGTACTCTTTTGTAGTTATAACTTCATGTTCTAAGTTTCCGGGACCAATATATAACTGACCTAACTTGTTATTAATAGTAAATGCAACATCGTCTTGCCCCATTTGCTCATAAAACACTGTTTTGCTGTGTTGAGGATTTACAGCAATATAACCGTGTATAGGACTAAAATGATTATGTCTTTCAAGGTTGTTATCGCTTCTATGATTGTTAAACCAGCTTTGCAAATATAAGCCTTTATCGTGTGTAACTTCATTAGTTTTACAAAAGTCTTTAATACATTCTAGGAGTTCTTTGTATAGCTCAAAGAACATTTTATTACCTGGAGTAACTGTCCAAATATTATATCTAGAATAATAAAAAGTAGTATCTTGACCTTGCTGTTCTGCTCTTAAAAACATTTGTATTTTTGCTATTGCTTTTTCGCACTGAAACATCCATTCATTAAGATTATCTTCGGTAATCGTTTCTAGTTGATAAATGTGATATTTCCATTCTTTATTTTTCTCTATAAGTTTCATATTTTCTCCATATGCAAAAAATTACATCCGCTCATATGAGCACCGTACATAGGATCATATTCACTGTTTTTAACAACAAACAAGCCTTCAATTAATTTATTAATATCTCGATCATGCAACCCATAAACAGGCATGCTAGGACGTACTCCAAATATCTTTTCTGGTTTTTCATGATAGAATAATCTAATAAACAATTTTCCATTTTCTTTTAGTGCATTATAATAATTTTCAAAAACTGTTCTATAAACTTTTGGATGATTTACATGCAATGCTCCAGCATCAATTACAGCATCAAACTCCTTGTTAAAATCTAATTCTGCTATGTTTTTAACAATAAAAGTTCCGTTAGGAAAACGTTTTTGTGTTCTAGTAATTACTTCTTCAGAAATGTCTATACCTGTTACGTCTAGTCCTTGCTCTAATAAGTATTTTGAATTTCGGCCGTCTGCACAACCTGCATCTAAAACTTTTCCTGTTTTAATATCAAAATAATTTATAAAATCTACAACATGTTCGTCTGGCGAAAAATCAACAGTATCCCAAGGACCGCCTTGAGGGTGTTTTATATAAAAATTATTCCAGGCTTCTATGTCTATATAATCTATCCTATTCTGGATCTGATCATTGTGTTTAGTGTCCATCTGTCTTTACCGCTTGTATTAATTTGAGTTCTATGATTTAAAAATCCAGGAAAAAATAAAACATCACCTGTTTTTATTTTTACTTCTCTCCATACATCTCTCGGATGTGTGTCTTTAGGAAGATTTTGCCAGGCATATTCTAAGGGATCTCTAAATTCTATGTTCCCGCTATTTTCTTCTGCACTTATGTATGCAACTATAACAATATCAACACCGGGATGCGAATGTTCTCTAACATACTGCCCTTGAACTTGCCTATTGACATGACTACTTGCAATATATTTTTCTAATGGTAGCAATTCCCAATCTTCGGCAATTTTTTCTGCTCTTTCTGCCGCCCAAACAAGAAATTCATGGAATTCTGGCCAATGATGCGGTGTTGCTCCTGCAGGTGTTGTTTCATAATTATCCGCTGACGGAACTCCGTCTTGAAAAAGACTTTGTTTCATCGTAGGAAGTAACTTTTGTAGATCAAATTCAAAAGTATCTTTGTATATCAAGTTTCTAAAAAGGTTTTGTTCTATCATAATGAAGCCATTGATAATGGTGTGTTTAATGGAGTTCTTGCTCTCATTTGATAACCAAAAGATATCCTAAATTTTTCTGTTGGGCATATTCCTTTGTGATTATAGTAACTCGGAAATAAAACCATTCTTCCTTGTTTAAAATCTACTGATTTTATTAAAGTTAAATCTTTACTACTTTTATAAAATTCTGTTCCGCCATCACTATCGTTGCAATAGTAAATTAGTGTCCAGTGGAAGTTTTTTATGGTGTCCATATGAGGATCTGCGGGGGTACTAGGAAGTTGTCCATTAACTAGAATTTTATCACAGTTATCAATTTCAAATTCAAATCCAGTTTCTATACAATGAGCTTTAAATCCTTCTAACACAAGTTTTATTATTGAAGGCCAATTACCTTCAGTTTCAAATCCATCAAACAAACACTTTCCAAAAAAGTTGCCGCCGCCTGGATAAGAACTTTGTCCATATCTCCATTCAAAATCAAGTAGTTCTTCAGCACCATATTCTACTAACCATTTAGGAAGTATGTCGTCAAATACAAAAATTTTATTTGGGTCTGCGTTATGAAAATCGTCTAAATCTGTACCTTCTAGCATTATTTTAGCCATCTACTTTAAACTCCGTTACAAAATTTACATCTTCAAGTTTTCCTATAAAAGGATCTACAAATCTATCATCTGTAGCATAAAAAATAAATGCTTGTGTTTGCCAAGTTCCTTTAAACGGATTTCTCCAATGCAATGTTTCACTACCTTTATACACTAAAACATCGCCGATGTCAAGTTCTGCTTTTACAATTTCATTATTATCATAGACATATATAGGCCAAGGCTTATGCATATTGTCATAATCTAGTGTAACACTAAGAGCAATTTCACATTGATCTTTGTCTTTATGAGGTCGTAATATTTCTCCAGTTCTATAATATCTGCAATGATTGTAAGTATGATCTAAAGTACAACCTAACTCTTTTTCTAATTTTGGTTTTAAATGTATTCCTACATCAAAGAAGATATTTTCCATTGCTGGACTTATAGTACATTGTGGATCATAGTAGAATTGATCTTGCTTTACTTTCTGCTTAATAAAGTCACTCATTCTTTTACATAGATCTTTATCTACAAAATTTCTTAAAATTTTATGATTTTCTTTCATACTATAAAACTTTCTATTGTATATTTTTCGCCTGACACAACTGGTTGATGTGACCACCTATACATAAAATTACAAGGAAATATTATTAACTGATTCTTTTTTAATCTATAAATTTCGTCATTAATTTTTAGTTCTCCGCCTGAATAATCGTCATTAAGATTCATTATAAAATTACACTGTTTAGACACTGTTGGATCATAATAACAATCTTCGTATGTGTGACCATTTATTGAATACTTTCTGAAATAAAACGCACTTCCGCCGCTAAATTCACTTTTAGGAAAATCTTTTATGTATTCGTTAATAGATTGAAGTTGTCCGGTTAGTAACATACTCCATAATTTTCCGTAGTCTTGGATGCTATTATCTACCTTACAATAATCAAACACTCCTACAGTTTTTTCAAAGTCGTTGTCTTGCGAGTGCTTCCATTTAGTTCTTTGATTAAGAAACTCTAGTAGTCCGTCACCTTCAAAATCATATACTTTAATGTAATCAATTAGTTGCATTTATTTTCCGTTAATTACTAAAATGTCTCTACCATCTTTATGATAACACGGAACACTAAGATGAGCAAGATAACCAGGAGTAATACATATTTGTCCTGGATTAATTATTACCTCTTTGTAAAACATTTGATTTGTTTGTCCTGTTCCTACTGCTAAATGTCTAGGATCTTCTATTAACAGAGTTCCGTTATTTCTTAAACCAATGATAGCTGTCCAGTTATATTCTTTGTGTATGTGCGGCCATTGCATGCCGCCCTCGTCATAACTTACTATCCAACTTATTTCAGGCTGAGCTGTGTAATTGTCGCTACTTAATTGTTCTTTTATCCACATATCAGCATAGTGTTGAACTTCGTTCATTATTTTATCTATACCAGGAGCTTGTTGGTATTCCCAGATAGGTTTAGGTGGTATGAGTTGATCTCCTAAACGTGTGCTATACAAAGGATTATGACCTACATTTTCAAAATTATTTGCTTTTGCCCACCATACTAAATCTTCTAGTGTTTTAGTATCAACGTCAATATAATCTAAAATCATAGTGTTAGGAAATAGTCTTTGTACAGGATTAGGTACTTTATAAACTTCACTCATTTATTTTTTCCTCTTTGTAGTTAAATGCAAGAGTAATTCTTTCATCTTTATCTTTATGTGGCGGAACACTATGTCTCAAATGACTGCGGAAAATTATTAAATCGCCTGCTTCGGGTCTATAGGTCTTCATTGTTGATGTTAATTGTGTATTCATCGATGTTGGCAACGGAATCATATCTTGTACAGGATTTTCAAATATAATTTGCGTGTTTTCGGTTGTTTTTGCATAATATACTGCACTAAAACTAAATCCTCCGTGATAATGAAATTCTTGATAACCGTCTTGATTATAAATGTTTGCCCAACTTTGTTCAGGAACATATCGAAATCCGCTTACAACACCTAAATCTGCTGCAAACCAATTTACATGTTTTGTTATTAGATTACTAAGTTCTTTTAATTCAGGGTCTGTATGTATTTCAAAAGTTCCGCAGGTGTTATAAACATAGCCTATCCAATTGGCGCCGCCAGGTGGCACTTCATTCTTAATGAATTTCAATCTATTTTCAATTTGTGCATTGTATTTTTTATAATCTCTAATTTTGGTTTTATACAATACTTGTGGGAAAATAGCTTCTACGCCCATTATCTACCTATACCTTTGTAGTATTGATATGCTTCAACTTTTTCTCTACTGCCCCATATGTCTGGGTCTAAATTTTCTTTAAGCCATCCTTGAACTGTTGGAATAGCTTCAAACACTGCTCCGTCAGGAGTATCAATTAATACTGCAAAATTGTTTTCTAAAAATGCAGCAACAGTATTGTTGTAAATTTCGCCTGTTTTTTTAAAGTGCAAAAAGTGTGACTTATATTGATCTATAATCTTTGACATAAATTCTCCTAAAATCCCCAGCATACTAAACTGTATCTAGTACTATTAATTATCGGTTCAATCCTATGCGGATACATGAAGTTGGCAGGAAAAATTACCACATCTCCTTTGTCTAATTTTATTTTTACATCGTCAAAAAATACTAATTCGCCGCCTTCGTAATCATCATTTAAATTTACTATAAAACTAAGAATAGGTATGCCTTTTTCGGTGCCATTAAATATATCATGTATGTGATCAACATGCTTATTCATTTTTGTACTAGCAGAATACTTGTTTAATCTCAACGGAGAAAACTTACTTACATAACACCTAGTTTTCAAATCGTTTTCGTAATTTTGCATACAATTAAATAAATTATTTACTATCACAGACACAAATTCTTTGTCTTTATAGTTATCTAAGTATAAAACTTCAAACTCTTGTTGATTTATTTTAAATTTAGCGTCATTGTCATCTTGCCATTGATGAGAACTGTAAATTTTATTAGAATAAAAATCTACCCATTTATCACAAAAATCTTGTGGGAAAAAATTTTTATATACAGAGATATAACTGTCAATAGGATTGCTTTGCATGTAGATATTTACATGCAAAGCCTATAAAATTGTATATAAGTGATTATGTTAAAGGAACACCATTAGGCGGAACACGAATTTCATTTAGATTCATTACAAATCTTTCTTCGTTGTATGTTGGTGTCCAGTCTGCAAGTGTAGGAAGATCTCTTAGATATTGACGATACGCTTTCCAATCTGCTGGTACTTCTACGCCCTCTTCAGTAGATTTTGCAACGATCCAGTCTGTTTGTTTTATAAGTTCATCTCTTATTTCTCTTGCAACTTCTTGATCCTTTTTTGCAATTTGGTCTGCTTTTTTTGTATCAAGTTGTTCAAGAGTAGGTTTGGTCATTTCGTTGTCCTCGTCCCAATTGATTTCTATAGCGTCCCAATCATTTAAAGGATCAACTTCTTCGCCGTTGTAATATCCGTCTGAATTTTCAGCTTTCATACTCCAACCAACGTGTTTCATGCTGTTAGCTAGACGCCACTCATCTACAAGTGCTTCTAGTGCTGTTGAGTAATTTATAAGTCTTGCTTGTCCGAACATTTGTGTCTCCTTAATTTGCTATTTCGCTTAATCTGAGCCAGGCCTGTCCGTCGCCGTTGCCGCCCGATCTGTTAAAGTACATTGTTCCTGTCCAACCACTACATGCTGCTTGGAATGTATGTGTTCCACCCGACCCTGGGTCATGTAGTTTATGTTCAGAGAACTGATAAATTGTGTTACATTGTCCTCCGTGGAATCCACTTTGGAAAATTTGTGTTCCTGTAGTAGTGTTTGTAACTCTATGACGGCTTAAATTCCATCTGCCTTGTCCGACATCTTCTCTTGTCTTCATAAAAAATTCAACAAGAATTAAATTACCAGGACGTACAGTGATACTATGGTTAAAAAGATCAACAAATCCGCTGCCGCCGCTTGAGTTACTGCCAGTCCAAGTAGTATATGTTGTTTGAACAATGTTTCCATTGCCCATATTAATTCTTGGACTTGAACTACCACTTGAGTAGGCGCTATCTATTTGTGATCCATTTGTAAAAATTATTGCCATTCTTTACTCCACCTACAAAGGCTTAATCTCCATCAATCTTAACACAGCTCTACCGTCATTGCCTTGATTGTTAGGGCTGTTAAACTGTACATTTGCTCCGGGATATGCCCAAACTCTTACATAATATCCAGGATTAGTAACACCAGGATAATCAACACCAAATTTACTAAAGTTTATAATATTATCACTAGTAAATCCATTGTATCCACTGTAGAACATCCGTGTTCCGGAACCGTATCCACCTCTGTACATGTCATGGTATCCTAAACTCCAAGGACCGTCTCCTCTATCACAGCGTTGAGCACAGTTATAATACCACGCAACACCGTGGCTTGAATCTTGTAGTGTTATTGCTCCTGAAAAAAAGTTTTGCGCACTAGTGCTACTAGTTTGTAATCTACTGGTATGCACATGTTCTACAACTTGGATAATATGTCCGTCAGGTGCAATCCTTGTACCGTTACCTGTAATTTGCTGACCGGTTGAAAAATTAATTGCCATTAAGCACCGACCTCCATAAGTCTAATTACACCAGTTCCGTCGCCGCCTTGATTGCCGGCATAATTCACATAACCTGTACCTGCATTGTAACTTTGACAACGAACTGTATATGTATGTGTTCCGGCTACGCCTGGTGAATGTAAATAGTATTTTTCGTATGCACCTAGATAAAATCTGTATGTTCCATTCCAGCCACTATCAACTAAGTAACTGTTATTTTGGTTAGCTCCTGAAGGTCCGTCGTATCTTAGATAGTTAAACATAATTGACCATCTGTTGCCGCCAAAGTCCATACGTTCTGTTACATAAAAATAGGTTAAAACTTTGTTACTAGCTCTACTTGTTGTTATACTGGCATTAAAGATATCTTTCAAAGTATTGTTTCCAACACTGTGATTTCCTGAGTTTGTTACTTGCACACATTGACAAATACTACCTTCAGCATATAGCTTATTAACAGCTAGTTCGCTAATCTCTTTACCGTTTGAAAAATTAATCGCCATTTTTATGTATCTCCGTTAGTATTTATCTTTTGTCTAGATCTAACAAACTCCTCCATAGACAAACAGCGTTGTTGCAAGGGTGTCCATAACTGATTGTTTTGTGTAAATATCTCTTCGCCGTGTTTTCTTTTTCCGTAGAAGTCTAATTCAAAGCCAGCAAGTTCTTTACTAATGTGTCCGGTACCTTTTAAAATAAATGCCCAAAGTACCCAACCTGCATATCCATAGTTTTGAGCAAAATCATGACCTACTGGAACTTTGTGCTTACACTGTTCTATAACTGATTTCACAAGATCACTTTGTGTTTCACCTGTATTTATCCATCGCCAAAAATCAGTATCAGTCCTTCCGCCCATGTAGTGTATTTCTAAAAACTCTTTAAAGTTGTCATACATGCCATTGACTCTTCTATTGTACATGTACGCACTTCCGTCGGACACTGTTTGATTCTGTGTTGATCGCAAATATTCAAACACAAAAAACGTTAGCTGTATAATTGTTGCATGGATACTTGTCGCTTCTAGTGGTTCTGAAAAAGCTGCACTTAGTCCTACAGCCAAACAGTTTTTCTTCCAAGGTTCTTGTAATCTACCGCTTTCAAATTTTAATATTTTTATAGGTTCAATTTTCTTGCCTAATTTGTTTTCTATTTCGTCTTGCGCTTGTTCCGGTGTAATAAATCTGTCGTCAAACACATAGCCACATCCGTATCTATCTACTGTAGGTATTTGCCACATCCATCCTGCATCACATGCCCATGCAGTTGTTACTGGCTCTAAATCTTTATAGTCATCTTCTGTATAAGGAAGCAAGAAAGGCATAGCACTATTCACTGGAAGATTGTCATTGTAACTTATCCATTTGTTGTCAAGTTTTTCCATTAAAACTTTTTTAAATCCGCTGGCATCTATAAAGAAATCGCCTTCTATTTCTTGTCCATCAGATAATTTTAATTTAGTAATATATCCATTAAATGGATCTAATACAACATCTAATACTTCTGCATCTATATTTTTAACCTTGTCTCCACAAACTTTTTTAAAGTATTGCCCTACTTTGTGGGCATCAAAATGATATGCATGGTTGCCTGTTCCGTAGCTTTCAGTTAAGAATGTTGATTTTTTGTCGTCAATAAGAGTACCTAATTGAGTAATTAAGTGTGCAGGAATGTCGTTAGCTACAGCATGTAAAAAATGATAGTCCGGAACTTCATTGGGGGTCATAGTACCGTCAATAGGACCATAATAACTCCAATCTTTTTTTGGTGTCCAGTTTTTATGTTTTATTCCTAATTTTACAGTGGCTCCAGTTTCTTTAAAAAAGTCTTGTTCATTACATCCAAAGTCATAAAGACCGTTAGTAACAATGTCACGCAAATGTCCTGTACTACCTTCTCCTGCACCTATAATGCCTATTTTAGATGATTCTATCAGTGTAACAGAATGGTCGTCGTGTATTTTACTCACAAACAATGCGGATAACCAACCAGCTGTTCCTCCACCAACAATTACTATTTTCATCTATCAGGACTCCTATTTGTCATTGAACTTATATTAAAAGATAAACTTATTCTAGTTGCATCACTTGTAAATGGATAAACTAAATGTCTTTGTTCTGCAGGTATTACAACAATATCTCCTTCTTCTGGAAGGAAATCAAATTCAGGACCACTGTAAAGTGTTTCTTGCCCTGCATTTATAAAACTTATATTTCCGGCGCAAGGTTTTATACTATGCTCTTGCAAAATTTTATTTTCTTCTACAAGTTCATTTGGCACTTGTATCCAAACAATTACTACATGCTGCCCTGGAAATCCGCTATGATAATGCAGTGGTTGAAATTCGCCTTGTCGTTGAAAATTTACCCATATAGCATCAACAAAATCAAACTCTGTTGTTACTAATTCTCTGTTGTCTAAAACATTGCAGTTACTGGCAAAATAACTTAGATGAGGAATAAAAATAGATTTAAATTTTCCCTTTTCTCCTAGGTCTGTAAAATCTATAGCAAACTGATTTCTTATATTTCCTACTAGTCCTGCGGTCGGTGGTAACTTTTCTTCGCCAGCTCTATCAACAATAGATCTAATAAAAGACAATTCTTTGTCTGAGATTTTTCCGAGATAAATTGGGGGGCTAAATGGTCTAATAACTTTCTGCATACTATTAATTATGCTCTAGTTACCAAAACGATTTTAATCTAGAGTAATATCGTCAGCTTCGCCACTATCACCGGTATCTGCTTTCGCTGGAACAATTGATGGATCAACTTCCTGTAGCATAAACTTGTATGTTTTTCCATTTTTATTGTTATAGATGAACAAATCTTCTTCACCCTCAACAATAGTGTAGTCACCAATACCGTTACTTAACTGCAAGTCATTTGTGTAAATGTTGCGCCATCTTGAACCAGATGCTCCAAGATCGTTAGATGTACCATTTGGTAATACATGTCCATGGAAGTACCAGTTATTATCATTGTAGTAATAACGTGCTGTTACAGTTTTAGTACCTGCAGAGTTTCTATAGAAACAGTTATAATCAGCCGCTTCGCCACTAGCAAAAGCAGGACTTCCATCACCATTATAGAACATACCACCGCCGTAACCACTGGCAAAATCACTTTGTCCTACATATGTATAACCTGTGCCTTGGTTTGAACCATATGCTTCGAAACCACATTTGTTACTATCACCTGCTAGTGATCTTATAGCAGTATCAGAACTTTTACTTACATTACCAGCAGTTATATTATTTGTGCTATCTACTGATCCGCCATTTATTACAGTTGCTGACAAAGTACCTGTGCTTGGTTGAAAACTTAATTTACTTGAGCTTACTGTTGCTGATGTAATTTTACCGCTTGTAGCAGTTGTAAGATTAGGATAAAATGTGCTAGAACTTGTGGTGTCGTTACCTATGTTAATTCCTGAATCAGTAAATGTTAAATTTCCTGATGCATCTGTTTGAATGAACTGACCTGCAGTTCCGTCAGCCGCTGGAAGTGTAAATGTAACATTGGAGCTAACCGTTGCCGGTGATGTTAAACCTACATAGTTACTGTTGTCGCTATCATTAAATTTTAGTGTTCCTGCTGCTTGCACTTGAGCATGGGATCCAAATTTAATTTCGCCTGTGCCGTTAGGATCTATAATAATATCTGTGTTATTAGGAATTGTTTTCAGATTATTATCTAGTGCTGTAAATTGTCCTAATACCGGACCGCCTTGGACACCTGTTGTAATTCTACGCATTTCTATTTCCTTAAGCTGTTGATGTTTCTATTCCATATACCATGGCACTAACGTCTGTACTGTTTGCATAAACAACCACACGCTTGCCGGCATCTAAAACGATACCACTTCTTTCTAATACACCGTTTGCGATTAGTTCTGCATCATACTCAATCCATTCTGCCGTTGTCGGAGAATCTGTTGCTGCTAGAGCTACTCTAACATTTCTTTGTGATGCACTCCTGTTTGTTACATTTATACTTATCACCGCGAAGTTATCTGTCGGGACAGTATAAATTACTGTGTCTGCTGCTGCACCTAGTGCAGTTGGGGTTCCTAATATTCCTTTTGCCATAATTTTTGCTCCGTCCTTATCTTAAGAAATAGTTAAATGCTTCAGGTAAGCCTAGTACGTTTCCTGTGAATACAACATTTGCTTTTATATTTATCTGTTCTCCAGATACTGTAGTTATTTGATTGGTGTTGATAAAAATGTCACCTGCTGTTACAGAGTTAACGTTTAGCGATGCGCCGCCGCCACCAATCTGTGCTTCAATGTATGCCTTCACTGCTCGTTGTGTTGGTACAACACTGTCGCTGTTTGCAGTAAAGAACGGGTCTGTACTAAATTCACTAATACTTGCAGAGTTACCACCTAGTGTAACTTCACCTAGTGTAAGTTCTTGCAAGCCTGCAATGTTAAATGCTTCAGCGTTCAATGTTGCAACACCAGTTGCCTGTTCAATACTAAACAAGTCGCCAACTCTAAAGTTACCATCTTGGTCAGTTGCTGTGAAGAACACTCGTCCGCCTTCTGAGTCGCGTGTTTCGTTTGCTTGCACCGGATCATTAACTGGTACTCCAGGATAGTTAGTATCAGTAAAGTTACCAGTACCAATATCAAGGAAGTCATGTCCTGTCAAACGTACCTGTGAGTAACGAATACGCATCTCAACTGGATCACCGTTAGCTGGTGCATCAGTTATAGTCATATCTGGACTTATTTGTAAGAATCCTGTAAATGATCCATCATTTGATCCAACAAATGATACCGTATTAACCAGTTTGAAGTATTGTCCTGGAAGACTATCAAACTCAATGTTAGAACCATTTACTGGTCTTGCACTCAATCGTCTTACAGCAACAAATTGTCCGTTTTGGAAGAAATCGGCATATCCGTTTGAGTTTTGATCATCAATTTCGGCACTTGCTGTAAGGAAACTACTTCCTCTATTAATAAATGTTGGGTTAGCCAGTGTGCCATCATTTAGTCTTACAGCAGTTTCTACATCATCAATGTTGTTTGGATCTGTAATAGTAATAGTTGGCGCACTTGTGTAACCTGAACCAGGTTCAGTCATTCTAATTTCAAACACTTGTTGATTAGCAACACCAACTCTACCCATTGCCTTAGCACCAATTCTACAATCTCTAACTTCTGTTGCGGTTGCAGATCCGCCTAATGCAATGAACTTTCCTGTTCTAGCAGGGTTACCAAATGCTATAGCATCTGTGCTTGTTGTTACAGCAGTTATAGTCAATGTATCCCAATCTAGTCCGTATTGTGAATAGCCCACTGATGTAGTAGATACACCACTAATTGCAAACATACCTTGGCCGTATGCAATTTTGTTTGCTGTGATAGGAAGTGTAACAGCAACCCATGTGCTACCGTCAATACTGTATGCGCCGCTGGTTGTACCTGCTGCTATTGCAATAAACCTTCCATTACCCCATACAACATCACTCCATGCAGCAGTACTAGGCATACCTGCTGCTACAGTTGTCCAAGTTTCGCCTCCGTCGGATGTGTAAGCCATTTCTTGGCTTCCACTCTTAACTGCTACAAACAATCCTTTACCATATGCTAGTCCTGTGTAACCAGTTGATGGTAATGCTGTTGCTACAGTTGTATAAGTTTGGCCGCCATTTTGTGAATATGCAATGTCAGTATCGTTGTCACCGATAACAACAAATCTGTTGTCATTTGCACCAACATTACCAAATGCTACTTTAGCAGTACTTGTAACTGCAATTCCAGCTATATCAACTGATGTCCAAGTACTTCCGTCTGTGCTGTAATTTGTACGCACTGAACTTGCATTATTACCTGCAACAACAGCAAAACTTTCTTTGTAAGTAGATGACCCGTCATCGGCCAATCCTGAAGCAAATCCTGTCCAGGTTGCACTTGATCCAAGTGTTACACTTGACCAAGTCTGCCCATCAACCGATCCTTGCGCACTTGTACCTGTGCTTGGTATTGCAACAAAGGAGCCTTTTTCTGCTATTCCTTCAAAGTCAAAATCAACAATAGCACCTGTAGAACTATTAATTGTTGTTACTGTGATTACAAGATCGTTTGTAGTAGAAACTCCGCCAATATCTGCGCCGTCAATAGTTACTGTTTCTAAGCGAACAAAACCTGTACCTCCGTCATTAACACTTACATAATACTTTTCACCGTTACGTGTTATATTGAATGTAGCATTTAATCCGTCTGCACTTGCTAGTCCAGAAACTGCTGTAAATTGTTCAGAAGTTTCAAAATAACCTAAAACGTCCCAATTGCCTGAAGTAATTGTATGATCTGTTGCACTTCTTGTAGGATCTGTAAATGAAACTGCTGGTTCAATAAAGTAAGTAGAACTAGAGTTAGGAGAAGTAATTGTAGTTCCCGGAACTACATGATCCCAACCTGCTGTGCCGTCTGACTCTTTAATAACAGTTGCAACTTTTGAACCTGAGTTATATGTGTTAATCAGTCCATAGTTACCTACACCTGCACCACCTGTAATAAGTATCTTCATACCTGGATATGCTGTACTTAATTGACCGTCTGTTGCAGCAAGTGTTATACTAGTGCTGGAACCCGTTTGTGCAGTGTTACCCGCAACAAGATATCCGCTACCGCCAGCACTGTCAGCTACAGTTTCAACAATTCTAACCTGATTAACTGCATTATCTCTAAATTCATCAGCGACAAGCTGTTCTCCGTCGCCTGCTCCAAAAATATCAATTACTGCTTCTGTGTAATCATTACCAGCATGACTAAACTCCAATGCAAGTATCTGATCTGTATCTGTAAATACATTTCCGATTGTAGCATTGTATTGTGTTTCGTTATCAACTACTGCTGTTACTGGTGTTTCGTCTGGATCAACACCTTCAGCTACAGAACCATACACACCGTAAGAGTTGTTACCGTTTGTACCTCTAATACGTCCGCCGTTTTCTGCAAGATAACCAATATAAGAGTAATATGTGAATACAGATACAAGTTCTGCTCTACCATTATTAGTGATCCAAGCACCGATGCCATCGCTTATAAGCTGTGTAAAGTCGTTGGATACCATAGAGTCGTTACCGCCGTTGTGTAGTGCTCCGTCAATCTTCTGACCAATTGCACCGTAGCCTAAACATGTACAGTTTTGCATGTACGGAGAACGAGCTGTAATCCATGCACGAGTATCGTCTGGACCCCAACCTGGATCGAGTGAGCTGTATGCACCTGCTGTTACACGACTTGTTCCGTTAGCATTTTCTGCTGTTAAGTCTCCGCGTAATCCGTCAAATGTCATCAAACGCAATCCAGTACCATTTCTCATATAGAAGAAATCTTCTTCTTGGCTACCTATTACAGCATTAACATAGTATCTAGCTGCTAGGGTTGCTTTATAAGAAGCAGGTCTGTAAATTGTTACATTGTTTGTGTATTCGCGCTTCCATTCTTGACCCCATTGTAGATCCCATTTAACTGCATCTATGTATTCTCTAAGATCTCTAGCACACGCTGTCTTGCTGTAGGTATAACCCATTATAACTGCAAATGCTTC